TAGTCGTTGTAGATCGACTGTTGTAAAAATGCAACATCAGCTAGATCACTAATACCTATTGGTCTTTTGTTTCCTCTAAGATTATAAACATTTACTGCTGGTATTCTACCGATAGGGTTTGGTACTTCTTCGATAAGTCTTGCCTCACCATCTGCATATTCTTTTTCGTAATCTTCTACCTCATAAGTGGCAATAGTTTCCTCAGTAAAAAGTTTTACGATTGCTCTGTCAGCGTTTATATCTTCAACAAGCAAAAGCATATCAAGATAAAATCTACCACTCGATGCTCTTCGATAATTCCAGTTTACAATGTTCTCTGGCGTATAAATAGAAATGTAAGGTCTAATATCTTGCTGTAGTTCCTCTGCTCTAGTTTTTGTGTTTGTTTGTGGCTTATCAATAATAACCCAACAATTACCATAGATACTTGCATTCATTTGAACCTCACGCATTACAGTATTAAATGATCTGCCATCTAAATCAGCATCGTTGATAAATGACTCTAGCTGTGGGTCGCCATCTAAAGAACCATAGTCTCTAGTCGGAGGAACTCGCCATAAAAAACTTGTATATATTTGCACCACATTTTTACAGTGGTTATCTACTGGAGTATGTCTAATTCTTTGATCGTATTCCTCTGGTGATTCTAAGATATATCTGTGGAGGTAATAACCATTTTTATAATCATTACCACCAAGATAACTACGAATATAAAACTCCCAATTTGCTATGTTTGCGTTCCAAAGTGGGTGCTTTGCTGTTAAAAATTTTCTATCCATCAACTCCACCTACTAGGAGGGTTAGGCTCAAAGTTTCGTCTGATAGGATATTTATATTCAACTAAATAACCTAACGCATCATTAAAGTGATCGAAACCACTGTCTTTATCAGGAACATGAGTACCCTCTTTGTATATCTGTCTTTCTAAACTTTTGATTACGTTTTTGCAAGATTTTAAAACGAACAAACTATTTTTACCATTTGAGTTTTTTAATTTAGAATTTACTGCATTTACTCTATCTCTAACTAATGGTGCTTTGTTTCTACACTTAACATCAAAACCAGCATTGATAAGAATTGATAAATCTGTTTGTCCACCAGCAGATGTTTTTCTTTGTCTGGCAGATGGGTCAGGATAAATTACAGTGTGATTATTTTTGTATCTATTTTTTATTTCTTCAACCATTTCATTAGTATTGCTAGAATATATTTGTATCTCATCTACAACGTAAATGCTATCATTTTCTATTACAGCTACGACAGCACAAATCGGTGAGACGTTGAAATCTAAACCTATGTGTAAGGTTGTAGAATTGTTACTAAATGTTTCGATGATGTTTTTATTTCTATCAAAGTTATAATAAATAATTCCAGCATAAGTAATAAACGTAGCAAGATACTC